GCCGATCTGGAGCGCATCTCTAATGCGACGACCAATAACCTTGATGGAATACAGGTCTTGTTTGAAAAGTTCGCGCGCGAAACACTGGGCGGGTTGGGTCGCTCCTCCCCGCCCGAAAAATTAGATGCCAACAGACATAGCCAATCCGAAGACTGACGTAGGCGAGTTTCTAGCCTTAGCTCAGGATCGCTTCAAGCTAGCGGCTGAGTCTGAGGCAGAGAATCGCAGAGCATCTCTTGACGACCTTGAATTTTCTATCGGCAATCAGTGGCCTATGGACATCAAGGCGCAGCGGCAGTTAGACGGTCGCCCGTGCTTGACGATGAACAAGCTGCCTCAGTTTATCCGGCAAGTAACAAACGAACAGCGCCAGCAAAGACCTTCCATTGTAATCAATCCGATAGGAGACGGGGCAGATGTCAAGACAGCGGAGATCCTGCAAGGCATTGTGCGGCACATCGAAGTCCAGAGCCGAGGAGATGAGGTTTACGATACCGGATTTGATTACATGGTACGTGGGGGATTTGGGTGCTGGAGAGTTGTTACCGACTACATCGCAGAAACCAGCGAAGATCAGGAAATCTACCTCAGGCCGATAGACAATCCTTTCACGGTTTACCTTGACCCGACGAACAAGCGCGATCCGGCTTGGGGATTCATCGTTGAAGATCTATTAGCCTCGGAGTTTAAGCGCCAATTCCCTGAATCCGAGTACGCCAAGGGCACAGCTTCGCTAACTGAGTACGAGAGCGTTGGCGACACGCCCGCAAACTGGGCGCAGACAATAGACGGTAACCCGTCGATTCGTATAGCTGAATACTTCACGTTAGAAAAGGGCAAAGGCAGCACTGGAAAAGAGAAGCGCAAGGTCCAGTGGCACAAAATCAGCGCGCTTGACAAGCTCGACGAACGTGACTGGCCCGGTAAGTTCATTCCGATAGTCAAGATTTACGGCGATGATTTGATGGTCAACGGCAAGCGCCACATTGCAGGGTTGGTTAGGGATGCTAAAGATCCGATGCGCCAATATAACTACTGGTGCTCTGCGATGACCGAACGCATAGCTTTGGCACCGAAGGCTCCTTGGCTGATTGCCGAAGGGCAGACCGAAGGCTACGAGCGACAATGGGAGCAGTCGAACACGCGCAACATGGCAACGCTCACTTATAAGCCCAAGGCATTCGGTGGACAGCCGCTACCGCCTCCACAGCGAAACGTAGTGGAACCTGGCATTCAGGGCATGAGTGAGATGTTGCAGCTTGCCAATCAGGATTTGCAGGCGACTACCGGACTTTACCCGAACAATCTGGGCGAGAAACAGACTTCCAATGAATCAGGCAAGGCAGTATTAGCGCGGCAGAAGCAAGGCGACATCAACACACTCAATTACTCGGACAATCTGGCCCGAGGACTGGAATATACCGGCCGAATCATCCTTGACCTTATCCCGAAGGTCTATACAACGCCGAAAGTTCAGCGCATCGTCAAGCCGGATATGACCGTTTCTACTGTCGGAATAATGAACTCTGCAAACGGAGATGCACTTGAAGAAGCCGAAAAGGAGTTTGAAGACCAAGACATCAAGAAAATCTACGACATCGGCGTTGGAACTTATGACGTTGCTGTCTCTACGGGGCCTTCGTATCAGTCTAAACGGCAAGAAGCTGTTGCGTCCCAAATTGCTCTTGTGCAAGCGTTTCCACAGGTCTTTCCCCTTATCGGAGATCAGATCGTCCGCAACATGGACTGGCCGGGAGCGGATGAAATAGCCGATAGGCTCAAGAAAATGCTTCCTCCGCAGTTGCAGGACTCCGAGGATCAGTCGCCGGAAGCGCAATTAATGCAAGCGCAGCAGCAGCTAGCCCAGCTCGGCGCACAGCATCAGCAGTTGGTGCAGGCTTTACAGGAAACTCAAAAGATCATCGACACCAAGCAGGTAGAACAACAGGGTAAATTTGCCATCGAGCAGATGAAAACCAATGTTGACCTCGTTATCCAGAAAGCGAAGATTGACGCACAAATCGCTGTCGCGGAAATCAATACGAAAGCTCAATCTGCTGCTGAAAGAGCGCAGATTTATCTGGAAGTCTATAAAGAACTGCATGGCTCGGCTCACGAGGCCGGAATGCAGGCAACCGAACATGCCCATGCCCAGCAGCTTGCCCAACAGCAAGCGCAGGCAGCCGCGCAACAGCAGCAATCACAGCAAGGCGCAGACCAGCAATCGCAAGATTCCGACCAGACGCATGAGTTAGGCATGGCCGCAGTTCAAGGTGCTCAACAGCAACAGAACGGAGACCAAGGAGGTCAACAGTAATGCCGAGAGGAATTTTTAATCATGCAGGCGGTTCTTTCGACCAGGCAGAGATGGGCGACATTGTTCAGTGCGATCCGCTCCAGAGTTCCACGATTACGGTTTTAAGCGGAACAACGGATGCGGTCAACCCATATCTGGCGAATGGCGGGAATTTCATCGTCAACACAGGCAGCGCGGATGCCATGACGCTTGTGGCCCCGATTGCGACGGCAGATGACGGATTGACGCTCGCTATTTTCTCCAACACGGCATTTGCTCACACGCTGACTTCAACCGGCAACCTGCAAACGGGTGCTGCTGGAACGGGCGTGTTGACTTTTGCTGCCCATGCCGGAGCAGGAGTCATTCTGCGCGCCTATCAAGGCAAGTGGCAGATCGTTGGATCAACCGGAATTACCGTAACGAGCTAACGAGGAAATCATGGCACCGACTTTGACAAGTACGACCAGCACCAAGGAAGAGATGGAGCACGCGTTGTCTGAGAATTGGCGCGAAACTCCCATCACCCCTGATGCTCCCGCAAAGACTCCTGAACCAGAAGTAGAAGCATCCGAGACGGAGGAAACTCCTGTCACAACCGCTGCCGAATCGGAAACGGCAGAAACCACCGAGAGCGAAAAGCCGAAGGATAAGCCCAAGAGTAAATACCAGCGAACGATAGACAAACTAACCGCTAGAAATCATGCTGCAGAGACGCGTGCAGAAAAGGCGGAAAGGGAATTGGCGGAAGAGCGCGCAAAACATACTTCAGGGGATAAAACCCCTCCAGCCGCGCAACCGTCTGGCCCTCCGAAACTCCAAGACTTTCTGAATGCTGGTAAGACTGCTGATGAATGGGCCGATGCCAGGGACGTATGGAAGCAGGAACAAGAGCAAAAGCAAGCGCAGCAGGACCAGCTAAAAACCACCTACGATATCTATAACCGCAAGGTTTCAGAGGCACGCGGCAAGTATGAGGACTGGGATGAAACGGTCGTGAATAACGATTTGGAAATCCCCGCCAGCGTGCAACTGGCTGTTATCGAGATGGACAATGGCCCGGATGTAGCCTATCACTTGGCTAAACACCCGGAAATCTGCGCTGAATTGCTCGATATGACTCCTCTTTCAGCCGTCCGTAAAGTAGGCCAGATTGCGGAATCACTCAACCCGGAATCTAGACGCTCTCCTAACGAGAAACCAAAGCCGAAGCCGCCTGCGCCATTATCACCTGTGGGCGCTTCGTCTACTCGGTCATCCATCCCTCTTGAGCAAATGCCTCCGAAAGACTACATCCGCATTCGGAACGAGCAGGAAGCTAGGGCAAAGGGACGCCGATGACATTAGGAGATTACATTGGCAAACCAACTTTTAACCATCAGTATGATCACGCGGGAAGCCTTGCGCATCCTCGTGAACAATCTGGTGTTTGCCGACAAAGTAGAACGTCAATATGACGACTACTATGCTAAGGCAGGCGCAAAGATTGGAAACGTACTGAATATCCGCAAGCCGCCCCGATTCATTCGGACAGACGGCCAAGGATTGCAGCTTCAGGACGTCACAGAAACATCCGTTCCGCTGGTTCTCACGACGCAAGGCCAGCGGTCATTCGTATTCAGTTCTCAGGATCTCGCGCTCTCGATTGACGATTTCAGCAAGCGTTTCGTAAAGCCTGCTGTATCGTCGCTCGCAAACCAGGTGGACTATGACGGCCTTCAGCAGTACGTCAACGTCTATCAGAACGTGGGGGTTCCGGGAACCACGCCGAGCCAGCTCCTGACCTACCTTCAGGCCCAAGTCGCACTCAACAATTCCGCGGCACCGGACGATGACGAGCGGTATTTCATTTTGAATCCGCTTGCAGAAGCAACCATCGTCGATGCACTTAAAGGGTTGTTCCAAGCCTCGGGAGAAATCTCGGCGCAGTACAAGCGCGGCAAGATGGGCACTACGGCGGGCGGTGAGTGGTATATGGACCAGAACGTGGCGAGTTATATGCTTGGCACGCTCGTTGGTACACCGACCACTCTAACGACCGGCTCGGCGCAGACTGGTTCTTCTCTGTCAGTGGTAGGCTTTACGGGTTCAGCGACGATTGCACAAGGCGACATCTTTACCATCGCCGGTGTGCATAGCGTCAACCCGCAGAACTATTCATCGACCGGGATACTCCAGCAATTCGTTGTTACCGCAGGTGCGACAGCGAGTGGTGGAGCGGTCACGCTTCAGATTTCCCCGGCCATTACCACATCAGGCCCGTTCCAGACAGTCGATGTTGCGCCCGCAACCAGCGCGGCATTGACCTTCTACGGAACAGGCTCGACGCTTACATCGCAGAACATGCTTTTCCATAAAGAAGCCTTTGCGATGGCTTGCGCCGACTTGCCTCTTCCGGGCGGCGTGGATATGGCGGAACGGATCAGCGACAAGGAACTGGGACTTTCGATTCGTCTGGTTCGCGCTTACGATATCAACCAAGACCGCTTCCCGTTGCGGCTTGACTTCCTCTATGGCTGGACAACTTTGTA